TCACCTTTCCAACTCCCTCGCAAACCATATGACCTTGCCGTTTATCTTTACCTGATCAGCCTTAACCTCAAAAGGATCGTACATTTTATTGTCACTGATCACCTTCACGCAATCCCCGACAAGCTGGACTCGCTTTATCATTATCGTATCATCTAAGGCAATGGCATAAATACCGCCTTGGGGTTCGAAGTATTTCCTGCCTCGATCAATGAGAACGAGATCGCCATTTAAAAGGGTAGGATCCATGCTATCGCCGGACACCTTAATAAGGACCATGTCTTTTGCGTCGCCCTTCCGTGCGATCCATTCCTTTCGAAAAGCAACCCTCAGTTCGATAACGTTATCAGGGACCACACCTTTCCCTGCGCTGATTTTTCCGTTCACCTGGGGAATGTACGTATAATCGGTCTCTGTTCCATTTTTGAGATCCTTCGATTCCTTCCCCTCCGTCTTACCCTCACCAGATAACAGCCAATCAACCGTAGTTCCGAACCTTCGTGCAATATTCGATAAGGCATGCGATGGTGGCACTCTATGCCCATATTCATAGGATTGATACGTACGTAATGGCATATCAAACAGTTTCCCCATCTCAGTTTGGGAAAGAGAACCCCTTAATATCTTTAATCTTTGCCCTATATCGCTATATTCCTTCTTCATTGCGCACTATAATGCATACTTTTCTCTTGACAATACACGATTGTGCATATCATAATCTAACCATGGCAACAACACCGCTCAAAAAAAAGATCCAGAAACTTATGATTGACAAAGATGTAACGGGCGCTGAGATAGCCCGCAAGGTTGGCTGTACCCGCCAGAACGTGTACCACGTAATGATCGGCAGGCAGGTATCACCACACATCCGCCAGGCGATCGCCGATTCCCTGGGTGTCCAGGTGTCCGATCTCTGGCCGGACGAAAAACCCAAGCGGGCCGCATAGGAGAGACTCATGAAATGCAACCCAGTAACAATGCAGACTGAGCGATCGTTAATGTTGCGAGATCGTATGCTCTGTATGGCCGCCATATGCGCCTCTACCCCTTTTCCCTTCGTGGGATCAGGTGAGGAGGAGGAACATATCCGCCGTTTAGTTCGTGAACTTTCAGAAGCAGGGCTTTCTCCTTCCGGGATAGCCTCTTATATTCGGGATGCAACGGATCGTATCTGTTTATTTGTATCGCGGCTGCCAGTTGCTCAGCGAGGAGTCTCCTGGTTTTGCAAAGAGACTCTTCACCGTCTCCGGTTGGACATTCAAATTCCGAACAATCTCCGGTTTTCATGCTGTATTCAAAACAGGGAAGAGGAATGAGGAGTTCCATGAGCTTGCGCATCTTCTCTTTGACCGGTAAGGCGAAGGTAAAAACTTCATCAGGTATCCCTTCCTCCTTTTTCCTCAAGAGCCATTCCTCCCGTCTCATTTTCAAATTTAGTTTGATTCTAACAAACGGAACCGAGGTTTGCAATGTCAAAAGTTAAACAGAAAATTGACAGTCGGCAGGGAGGACTCTTCGAGTACCTGAAACCCGAAAGACCCCCTGCTCCCGGCAGCCTGAATGTCAGCGCCAGGGTCCGACAGGCCGTCTCGACTGCAATTAAGAAATCAGGCATGGACCGGGTGGACATCTGCTCGGCGATCTACAAGCTGACCGGCATCGAGGTACCGAAAAGCACCCTCGACAACTGGTCTGCGGAGAGCAGGGATCTGGCGGGTGACATCATAGACCATAACGGCAACAAGAGATGGGGAATGTCGATCGATATTGTGGCCGCATTCTGCCAGGTCTGCGGTGACTACGAAGTGCTCTTTATCCTGGTTGAAGCCTGTAATTACAAGGCCCTCAAGGGAAAGGACGTTGTCCGGGCCCGGGCGGGGCTTCTCAAGGAAGAGATCACCAAGAAGCAGCAGGAACTCAAGGAACTGGAGCGGGCGCTCCTCGAACACTAAAAAGGAGGGAACATCGTGGCAACGACCTATAAACGCATCGAATCCGTCAGGAAGACCGGCGAGATTCTCAAGTTCCTGGCGGGTCAGAAGGAACCTACTACCGGCCCCAGGATCGCCGAGGCAGTTAACCTGCCCACCGGCACGACCATGTGTCACCTCGCCACCCTTGAAGATCTCGGGTTCGTCTCTACTGTCGGCGATCGTTATCGTCTCGGCATGGGACTCGCCCTTTGCTGGGCTCGGGTCAGAAGCACCCTTGAGACCGACAGGACACGAATAGAACGGGAAATGAAATCACTGGATATGGAGGAGTAATATGGCGCGAACACCACGGGTCACAGATGAACAGGTCGAGGCCTCCAAGGAGATCTACCGGATCGCCCGAGAAGAGGCCGACGTTGAAATCGCAAAGCTTCGCGGGGAAATGGCGGCAAAGCTTCCCCAATACGAGGCGATGGGCGTTCTCAGAAAAATTCAGCACGACAGAGCCTATAACGACCTTATTGAGGCTGTGGTCTTGTACCGAATCAAGGACAACAAGGCATATAGAGACGGTGGACTAAACTGGGAAGATTTCTGCGCAGCCGTCAATATCGATCGCCGAAACGCAGATCGTATCATTGACGACATTCGACCCATATTCACCTCGTTTTCGGACAATTTGTCCGGTTTTCTCGGAATCAGCTTCAACAAAATTAGATACTTAGGAAAATCAATTCCGGACAATTTGTCCAGTTTTGAAGATGGCGCCCTCGTTATCCAGGGCGAAAAGATCCCCCTCACGCCCGAGCACAAAGACGAGATCGAGGCGGCGATCGACAAGCTCCAGGAAGACCTCAAGAAACAGAAAGAGGATATTGCCGCCCAGAAAAAAGCCTTCGAGCGCGTCCAGGCCGACACCCACAAAACCATGACGAAGCTCGAAAAGGAACTCGCCCGCCACAAGGGTTTCCTGGACGACAAGGACCTGAACGACGAAGAGGCCGCTTTCGTAAAGAAGGTTGCCCTCCTCAAGAAGGCCTTTGACGGCTATCTCCTTACCCTTGATCCCGACAGCATCGAGGAGTTGCAGTTAGAAAAGGAGCCTTCCGTCCGCATGAGGGCCGAGTACATCGCAGCGCTTTCGTACATGAAGATGCAAATCCTCAAGATGTACGACATCGCCGAGAGCATGTTCGGCGATTGCATAATGATCCCGGAGGCGGCACCGGACTTCGGACCGGTTACGCCGGCAAAAAAGGCTTAATTGAGGTGGATCGTGTGGCAGGAAGAACTGGTGGCTGAACTCAACAACGCAGACAACGCGGCAACAAGGACAAAGGTGATCGACGGGTACACCCAGCGGACCGGGTTTAGCTCGCAGCATCTTTACCGTGTGGCCCGCCAGTTCGGTTATGTCTCCGGCCGCAAGAGCCGCTCCGACAAGGGCGTCCGGAAATCCGGTCTCACCGACAGGCAGGTGGAGCTGGTGGCTGGTCTCATACACACCACCGCCCGCGAGGTCAAGGGTCCCATCATGCCCGTCGAGCGATCCCTGGAGATCGTCGCCGACTCCGGTTGCATGGAAGCCGACCAGGTGACCCCTTCAGGCATGCGGGATATCCTGAGGAGATACCAGCTCAGCGCCGCAAACCTCAAGGTCGCAGAGCCGCACAGCCGCATGCGCTCCCTCCATCCGAACCACTGCCATGTCTTCGACGTCTCGGTCTGCATCCAGTACTACCTCAAAGGCAAAAAGGGCCTGTGTGTGATGGACGAGCGAGATTTCTACAAGAACAAGCTCCACAATTACGCAAAGATAAAGGCCCGGCTCTTAAGATACGTCATCGTGGACCACTTCTCCGGGATATTCTACTTCCGGTATTTTCAAGCTGCCGGTGAGACACAGAACAACCTTTACACGTTCCTTGTCGAGGCCTGGAGGGGCCGGGATGATGAGAGATATCCCTTCCGCGGGGTTCCCTTTCATCTTCTCATGGATAACGGCGCCGCCAACTCAGCACGAGCGGTTGTCTCTTTCTTGCAGCGCCTGGAGATCAACATCCCGGCAGGGAAGCCGTACAACTCCAAGAGGCAGGGAGCCGTCGAGAGAACACACAGCATCATCGAGGTGTGGTTCGAATCGGGCCTAAGGCTGCAGCCGGCCTATGACCTGGATACCCTCAACGCCTGGGCATTCGATTTCTGCATAGCTCATAATGCGAATCGCGTACACACTCGGCACGGCATGACGCGCACCCAGTGCTGGCTCCTGATTAAAGAGGAGCAGCTCCGGGAACTGCCCGATCAGGAGATCCTCTCGGAGCTTTACTCTTACACGGACGAACAATTCACCCGATCCGTAAACAGGGACTATTCGATATCCTACAAGGGCGAGAGCTACAACCTGAAGCATGTCGAGGGCATCGTGCCTGGCATCTCGACGGTCCGGATCATCATCAAGCCCTTCACCCCTGAAACCATCGGCGTCGCCTTTAATGACGTCGTTTATGAAGTTAAACCCATAAAGACCCTGCCGGCGGAACTGGGAGCGTTCCCGGTAAACTCCGCCATCATCGGCGAAGAATTCAAATCACAGCCCGAGAGCACCGTCCAGCAGGCCAAGAAGCGCATGGAGAACATGGCTTATGGCGAGGAGCGTAAGAAGGACCAGATCCCCTTCGAGGGCCTCAGGGTCTTCGGTCACCAGGCCGACAAGGTAGATCTTACCTTAATGCCCCGGAAGGGCACGCCCATGGAGATCGACCGGGCCGTCGTACAAAAGCGCATATCCTTCACGGAGTTTCTAAAACGCCTCACAGGCCGCGTAGGAGCCATATCAAAAGAACAGAACCAGGCATTAAGGTCAGCCTTCGGGGATTCAATCGACATATCCAGGGCGGACGAGGTAATCGCCCAGATCGAGGCGGAAGGTAGCTGGAACACAAACATCGGACACAGCGGCGGCGTACAGATAGCTAACCAGTAAATAAGGGAGGTGAAATTGTGGCACGAGGAGCAATAGCATACGGATTAACAGTAAAACCTATCATCCTCAAACAGTTGCTTGTCGATTGCGACATCAACCAGGGAACGATAGGAGAGGTAACGGGACTGGCACGGACCACGATCAATATCGTGGTCAACCGCGGCTATATCCCGATGGAACACCCGGACTTCAAGTCCCAGGTCGAGATGTTCATAAGTAACAACGCCCGGGCAAGAAAATGGCTGGCATATCACTGCCTGAAGGTCCAGAACATCTGGGACCCGCTCGGCCGGGAGATGAAGCGGGCCCACCCGGTGGGCACCATATCGAGGATGGTGACAACACAGAGGAGGAAGGCTGTTCGCATCGGCGATCCGGAGCACATCCAAGTAATACGGGAGGTAGAGGTGATAACGGAAGACACAAAAAGGCATTTCAGGCTTTTCAAGAACCCTTTTATCAACGATGTGCAGGAAGAGAAGGACATCTATATGTCCGACGAGCACCACTACATCGAGGCGGCGATGATCGACGCGGCCAAGCACGCCGGGTTCCTGGCAGTGGTAGGCGAGGTGCAGAGCGGCAAGAGCATCATGCGCCGCAAGGTGGTCCTCACCCTTCAGCGCGAAGGGAACGTGCGGGTGATCTTCCCGCAGATAGTCGACAAGGACCGCGTCACGGCAGCATCGCTCTGTGACGCAATCATCCATGACATCAGCAGTGAGAAGCCCAGGGTCAAGCTGGAGGAGAAATCACGCCAGGTCCTGCGGCTGTTGCTCGCCCGGCACAAGCAGGGCTCCCGGCACGTCATCATCATCGAAGAGGCCCACGATCTGGGCTTCAAGGTTTTGAAGCTCCTCAAGCGTTTCTACGAAATGGAGGACGGCTACACGAAGCTCCTCGGCATCATCCTCATCGGCCAGCCGGAGCTGAAAGACAAACTCGACGAGGGCGAGCACCCGGACATGAGAGAGGTGATTCGCAGGATCCAGATCGCCGAGATCAGGGGACTCAACGGCAACATCAAGGATTACCTGGCGCTCAAGTTCAAGCGTGTGGGCGCAAAGGCGGACGACATCTTTACCGATGAGGCCATATCTTCACTGTCGGGCCGGCTCACCAACAAGGATGGAAGGACCGGCAAGACCATCAGTCACGCATACCCCGGCCTCGTGAACAACTATGCGGCCAAGGCGATGAACCTCGCCTGCCAGATGGGCTGCGAGAAAGTGACGGAAGAAGTGGTGATGGAGATATGAAGACCTTGGGTCACAACAAACAGCAAACCGGTACCGGCGGGCATCCCGATAAATCCGCAAGTCCGACCGGCACGCCGGCGAGGTACCCGAACGGTGACGTGCAATGCGCGGGCTGGTCCGACAGGATCGACCTGTCAGTCTGTATAATCCGGAACATCAGGCAGCCAGAGAAGTGCGAGGGCTGTCCGCTTAATTATTAAGGGGTGGATCATGACAAACAAAGGCAAGAAAACAGCGAGACACATTCTCTGGGCGCTGGTGTTGGCAACGATGTTCTTTGCCGGCTGGATAACCAGAGGGGACAGGTCCTTTCGAGCGGGCTTTGAAACGGGGTACAACGCAGCCGCGAACCATATCTCAACTAAACTGAAATCAGGGATGAAGGATCTCCAGCCCTTCTACATCGCCGATATCGGGTTCCGGTTCTCGCCGAGGGGCTACACGATCGCGGGAGTCCGGTTCATCGGCAAGGACGCCGTCTATGCCGCAAGGGTGGAGGTGCCTAAATGAAGGTTGCCGTCGAAGTTTACCAGGATGTATCCGTTATCAAGATCATGGACGATGCCGGGGTCGTCATGGACCGGTACGAGACGAAGGACATTTTCGTGGAGAACTATCAGCACACCAGAAAACACGCGGACCCGGAGGGAACCCTGCCGATCGCGACAAAGAACATTCATTAAGGAGGCAATTATGCCAACACTGGGAGAGATTGAAACATTAACGAAGGCCTGGGCTGATGCCCAGGACAGCCTCGTAGCAACGGTGCAGGGACTGGAGGATGCCAAGGAACGGCTTGCTCGACAGTATCTTCCCGCATTAAAGAGACAGGTGGCCTTGGCGGCCGCAAAGAAATCGGAACTCAGGGCCGCGATCGAGGACAGCAGGACGCTGTTTACCCGCCCCAAAACTCTGGTCATCCACGGAGTTAAGGTGGGCTACGAAAAGGGAAAGGACGAGGTGATCATCGAGGACGAAGACCTCACCGTGGCTCTCATCGAGAAACACTTCCCGGAGCAGAAAGACCTTTATATCAAGACCAAGAAAACCGTGAAGAAAAGAGCGGTCAAGGATCTGTCCGAGCTCGAACTCAAATCGATTGCCGTGACAGTGATGGAACCCGGCGACGTGGTGGTCATCAAATCGATGGACTCCCAGATCAAGAAGTATGTGGACAGACTTCTGAAGGAACGGGATGAGGATCTGGGAGCCGAGGAGGCGGCATGAAACGGCGCGATCCTCAGGAACTGTTGCGGACGATAAGGAGGTTGTGCCCACCCAGGGAAAGCACGGGTGCGTCGATCACGTTCATCTCCCGGGATAGTACGGGATTCCTGGCGCGGATGGAGCTGACCCCTGAAACCGCGCGACGCATCGAGGAGAAACTTGCGTGACCATCGGGCTGAATAGAAGGCCGAAACGGCGCTCACCGCGCGCCGTCTGTCCGTCATGCGGGCACTGAGGAGGCCATGAGGTGACAACAACGAACCATACGACAGTGAACGAGCCACAGAAAACCTGCTGCCACGTCTGCGGGAAGACCATGAAGCGCTTTGCCCAGGACTACTGGTACTGGTACTACCGCTGCGACTGCGGACGCGAGCGCTTGGTTCCCAAGGAAGAGCATGAGAGGGGCTATCAGCCCTGGCCTGGACGGGAGACACCCACCGCATGAAACCCATAAACGCCACACAGATAAAACTGATCCACGTCGCGAAGAGCCAGCTCAAAATCGGCGATGACACCTACAAGCTTATGCTCAAAGAGTGGTTCAAGGTCGAAACGAGCAAGGCCCTCACCTATGACCAGGCCTCGACGTTCATCGATGAGATGAAAAAGCTCGGCTTTAGGCTGAAGACGAAACGGACCCAACCGGAGAACCCCTGCTGGCCATGCGCTCCCAGGACCCCCGGCATGCCCCTTCCGCCGAATGTCGTTGTCCTGGTGAGCCCGGGACAGCTCAGGAAGATCGAGCACCTGGCGGCCGACATCAAGTGGCGCCACTGGGATGGGTACCGCCGCTGGTTGAAGAAATACTTTAAGGTTGACCAGGTCAGGACATCTCTGGAGGCCTCCGCGGTGATCGAGGCCTTAAAGGACATGTGGAAACGCGAGAAGGGCTGTACATGCAAAGAGGTGAAGAATGGCTGATGATCCCATCTTGAGGCGCCTCAACGGGGATTTCAAGCGCCTCGCCGAGATCGTCGGTGTGGAGAAGGCCCTCAGGGTCTCTCAAGAATTCGGCGGGCTGTGGATCTCTGTCCCCAAGCTCGATGATCTCAGGCGCGAGGAGCGCAATGCGTCGATACGCGACGAATACGACAGGGCCGAGGAAAAGACCGATACCGTCCGCTCCCTGGCCCGAAAACACAATTTGACCGCAAGGCAAATCTACAACATATTGGGCGTACAGCCCGACGACGAAACAGATCTCGTCCTTCCCCTCTTCTTTAGTGAAATCAAACCAGTGAAATAGTTCAAACTGAAACGCATCACATTCCCCGCTTCATTGATCCCTGGATACAATACCTCACAATGAAACATCTTCCTTACAAAGCGCAGGATGCCGGGCCCGCCGCACCCGGTGTCCTGCACCTATCAGAAGATAACCCCCACGCCTTGGTTAAGTCCTGGAGGGGAGCTGAGCCGGTGAAAAGCCCGGGCAGCCCCCTACCAGGCACAATTGCCGGAGGCGCCCTGTGATACCTAAAAGACCCGCAGAATGTTTCCTGAAGCTCACCGACACGCAGCTCCTTGCCCTGTGCATCTACGGTGAGGCGGGCACCAAGAAGGTCGTGATGGGTCATCGGCTCGGTGTGGCGTCATGTGTCATGAACCGGGCGAGGAATCTTACCGGCCGAGGTGCGGGCGTGACCTTGAAGGATGTAATCCTCGCACCGGGACAGTTTCCCTGTTTCCAGGAGGGCAACCCGAACCGCCTGGGACTTATGGCGATCGCCTGCGGATGGGACAAGGCATTCCAGAGGAACAGGCACCTGCGCGAGTGCTTCCGCATCGCGGAGGGTGTCATGGGCGGAGATCTCCCGGACAATGTCTCCGGGGCAACCCACTACAAGAAGAGTGAAGACCGGGCTCCCTGGTCGGACACCATGAAGCTCGTTGCCGTTATCGGCGAGTACGAATTCTACGCTTAACCGGAGGGATACATGATCTGGAATGTCATCATCTTTTTGATCGGACTGTTTACTGGAACAATCCTGGGCATCATCATCGCGAGGGCTATTTCACGGGCGAACAAGACTGACGGCATCGAGATGCCCCAGATCAGCGGGATCGAGAAGTACGTCCTGCGCTTCGGCGTTCCCCTGTGTGGAATGATCGCCCTCATCACTGTCCTGAAGCCGGAGAACCTCATCACGGTGCTCTACAAGATCTGTATGGTCCTGGTTGCCTTTGTCCTGTGTGAGCTGATCTGGGCATTCGCTTACAAACCGGTTTTCGGAAAGATCGAGGAGCTTGAAACCCATGAAAAACGTACGGTCCTTATTTTTCGCGGCGTTCTTTATCTTGCTGTTGTCCTGGGTATTACCTGGGGACTGTAGCACGCTGGACCGCTGCAGGAAGTACAGGCCTCGGGTGATCCGCGAGGCCCACTACCACATCGGCCTTGATGCTCCCTACTGGCTGTTCCTGGGCCAGATCGAGCAGGAAAGCGGATGCAGGCCGGGAGTTACGGCCTTTGACGGCGGAGCGGGCCTGGGTCAGTTCATGCCGAAGACCGCCGAGTGGGTCCACGATCGGGAAGAAGCCCTCCGGGAGATCTCGGTAAAGCCGTCTCCGTATGACACCAGCTGGAGCATCCGGGCGCTCATTCTCTACGACCGGTATCTATACGGCGTAGTGGCGTGCAAGGGCTGGCACTATGCATTTCGCGCCTACAATGGTGGCCAGGGCCTGCTCAACAGGGAAATTTACCGTGCCGGGTCCTGCGACCGGGAAGCGATAGAGGAGAAGTGCCGGCGCAAGGTCATCCGGCTGAAGAATGGCTCGCTTCTTGATCTCTGCCGGGTGAATATCGACTACCCGCGTCAGATCGAGACCAGGGGGGAGAAATACAGATGAGCGCACAGATAGCCTGGAAAATAGCGAAGGTCCTCATCCCTTTCGTGATCGGCGCCATCATGGGCGGTATCGTCGTCGGCAAGGCAAAGCAGCTGCAGATGGATGCCGTCAAACTGGAGCTTGCGAAGACGCAGCAGGAACTGACCGTCTGCCAGGACGCCAACCAGGCAGGCCAGGCGACGATCGGGAGCCTCAAGACGGAGCTGCAATCGGCACAGAAGAGCTGCACCACAAGGCTCAGGCAGAAAGAACGCACGGCCGGTGAGCTAAAGCGGATCGACGGTTTGAAACCGGGGGTGAAGGCAAATGAGACGAACTCAAATACTGGTAGTGACGCTACTGGTGATCCTATCCTCGATGCTCTTAACGGGATGTTCATCGACGAAGGAAGGCCGACAGATCGTGAAGACTGAATACGTCCGGCAGCAGGTACCGCCTCTGCCATCGCGTCCCGAATATTACCCGGTCACTTTTGTAAAGCAGGACAATCGCTATTGCACGTCCGACGACGATAGCGCCCGGAACCTGCTTAAGAACAGGGCCCTGGATAAAGGCTACCAGGCCGAGATGAGAGGCGCTCTTGAAGACATGAAAAAAGGTGAAGGCAAATGACCCCCGAGACCGCACACACCTTAGGCGCGATCGCAACCATCGTCGACAAGCTCGGTGCCATGCCGATCGGGACGCTGCTCATCGTCATCATCTTCGGCCCATGGATATTCAGCTTTCTGATGTCCCGTGTCCAGGAGAAGCGCTTCGACGCCATGAAGGATATGTACAAGTCAAACGTGAAGCTCGTCGAGTCCTTCGACAAGCTGGCGAATGTGCTCAACGATGTGGTGACGCTCAACACGGCCAAATGGAGCGAGGCGACAGACAAGATCAACACCAATCAGTACTGCCCGCTGGCGCGGGTCAAGAAGACCGTCAGGGAGGACATAATCAATGGGTGACGTGGCCCGCTTGAAGACAGAGATACAGGCAAGGAAGTTCCGGGTGCTGGAGATCGCGGAGGCGATAGACCGCAAGGTCAAGGACATCAAGGAAGCGCTTTCCGGGTATCCCCTCACTAAACCGGAGAACTTGCGGCTCGCCATGGTTGCGGAGATCTCCGCCGAGCTCGAAAAGCTCCAGGAGCAGTACCTTCAGATCCAGCGTGAGATCGAGATCGCTGAGAAGGAACTGAGATAATGGCGAACAGATCCTACCAGAGTGAGACCCGCGAGGATGCCTACAGGACCTGGCGCGGGTGCGGACAGAACATCGAACAGACCCTGAGCGCGCTCAAGAGAAAGGGGTACTCGATCTCCAAGCCGACGCTCTACGACTGGATAGAAAAATACGGATGGAAGGAACGTGCAGCCCGCGCCGAGGCGGAAGAGAGGAAGGCAACCGATCTGTCTACCAATGCGGAGTCCCGGGCGCTCGCAAGCCTGGAGAAGGTCCAGCTCCGCTACGAAACATACTTCGAAACCCTGGGCGAGGGAAAGGTCGACAACCAGGCCATGTATGCCTACACGGGGATCGTCAAGTCCATCACGGAGATAAAGGCAAAGACCGGCTCCTTCAAGGCCGCGCTCTTTCTTGACTTCATGAAGGACCTCATCGAGTGGCTGGGCAAGAACGATCCTTCCGCCCTGGAGGCTATCGAGCGCAACTTCGATGACTTCGTCAGGTACGCACAGGAGAGATATGCCGCTTAGTGCCAGACAACGCATTTTCAACAGGGAGATAGAGACCCTGCGCGCCCTTATCCAGTCGAAGGCGAAACCCTTCGCCGATGACAAAAAGGCCCAGCGCGAGCGCACCAGGCGCGGTGAAAAGGATCTCGAATTTTTCGGGCAAAGCTATTTCCCGCATTATCTCGATACGCCACCTTCGGCACTACATAAGTATTTCTGCGATCGCTATCCTGCCATGATTCACAGGGCCATCGAGACCGGAGCGGGAGACCGGGAGGCGGACGCTGCTCCCCGCGGCAACGCGAAATCGACCTGGACGACACTCATCCTGCCGATCTGGTGCATCGTCTACAAGAAGAGGCATTTCATCCTGGAGGTCTCGGAGACGGCCCTCCAGTCCCAGGACTTCCTGTCCTTCATCAAGGCGGAACTGGAGACGAACGAGAGGCTCAAACAGGACTTTCCGGACGCCTGCGGTGAGGGGCCTGTCTGGCGTGCTGACACCATCATAACCAGGAACGGCGTCAAGGTGCGCGGCGTCGGTGCCGGACAGAAGCTCCGGGGCATGCGCCACGGCGCCAAACGTCCGGGCCTCGTCATCGGCGATGATCTCGAGAACGATGAGTCCGTAGAGTCGCCGGACCAGCGCAAGAAACTGGAGAAGTGGTTCTTCAAGGCGCTCATGAAGATCGGGCAGCCCGACACCGTCTACATCATCGTCGGCACCATCCTCCACTATGATTCGCTCCTTTCGAACCTGCTTAAGAAGCCGGGCTGGAAGGGACGCAAATTCAAAGCGGTCTTGAAATGGTCTCAGTCAAAGCTATGGGATGCCTGGGAAGCTCTCTTCGCCGACATAACGATCGGCAAGGAAGAGGCCGAAGACCAGGCCGACGAGTTCTTTGCACAGCACAGGACCGAGATGCTCGCCGGCACGGAGGTGCTCTGGAAGGAGCGCGAGGACTATTACTACCTCATGAAGATGCGTGTGTCTGAGGGGCGGGCATATTTCGACAGCGAGAAACAGAACGATCCCATCAGCCCGGAGGACTGCCTCTTCAAGGAAGAAGACTTCGTTTTCTATGACGATGATGATGTCGACCTGACGGGGATTCCTCTTGATGGTGTCGTTGATCCGTCCCTGGGCAAAAAGTCAAAGCGGCATGACCCGTCCGCGATCATCAGTGGCAAGTATAGAAACAGCAGGATCTACCTCACTATCGCAGACATCGAGAAGCGCGTGCCCGACCGGATCATTGATGATGTCCTCGCGTACCACGAGCGGGAGCGCTTCAGGGCCTTCGGTGTGGAGTCGATCCAGTTCCAGGAATTCTTTGCCACGTCGCTGGCAAATGAAGCCCATGAACGCAATCTCACCCTCAATGTGGTGGAGCTTAAGCCTCATACCGACAAGATGCTGCGTATCCAGACCCTGCAGCCCTGGATCAAGAACGGCTGGATAGTCTTCCGGAGGAACATGCGGGCGCTCATCGATCAGCTCGTCCATTATCCCATGGGAGATCATGACGACGGACCCGATGCCCTGGAGCAGCTCAAAAGCATGATCGAGGGAGGAGTTGCCGGGTCCATCGAGTACACAACAGTAGCTACCCGGGGTGTCTTCAAAGGGGATGATGATGACGATGAGGAGCGGGTGAGGTTTTCATCGAGAGGAGCCTGGTAATGAGACAACGCAAAAAATGCCCCACATTTAATGCAACACCGTCCATGAGGGCAAATACCCGCGTAAACCCGTTGACAGGTGTTATAACTATGTCAACGGCGAACTGGGAGGCCATTCAACAATGCTCGTAGACCAGTACGGCCGGGAAATCCAGTCCAACAAGCCCATACTCGAAGAAATAGCCGTCCAAACAGTCCGGGACCGCTACAGTTCCTACCCCTCTCAGGGGCTCACCCCGGAGCGCCTCGCCAGGATCTTCAAGGAGGCGGACCAGGGAGACGTGACGCGCCAGGCGGAGCTTTTCGAGGAAATGGAAGAGAAGGACTTGCACCTTACGGGGATCCTGCAGTCCCGCAAGCTCGCGGTGACGGGTCTCGAGTGGGACGTCCTGCCCGCCTCCGACAGCGCGGAGGATAAGAAAATAGCCGCAGCGGCCCGCGAGATGATCGAGTACATCGAGAACCTCGATGACATGCTGATCGACATCCTCGACGCCGTCGGGAAAGGCTTCTCCGTATCGGAGATCATGTGGGAGATCTCCGAGGGACAGGTCTGGGTGAAGACCCTCGAATGGGTGCATCAGAGGCGCTTCACCTTCAATTCCCCGGCCGCCCTCCTGAAATTCCCCAGGCTTCTCACAGACGATGCGCCGATCTGGGGTGAAGAACTGCCTCCAAACAAGTTCCTGGTGCACGCCTATAAGGCGCGATCGGGCGCAACATCGCGGGGAGGACTCCTGCGGCCCTGTGCCTGGATGTATCTCTTCAAGAATTACGACATCAAGGACTGGCTCATCTTCAACGAGCTCTTCTCGGTACCGATGCGGATCGGCAAGTACAAGCCCGGCGCTACGCCAAACGATATTGAGGCCCTCAAGCGCGCAGTCTTCAACCTCGGCGTCGATGCCGCGGCGGTGATTTCGGAGTCGACGATGATCGAGATCCTCGAATCGAAGGTAACGGGAACCAACAGCTCGCACGCGAAGTTCGCCGAGTTTTGCGACAAGGCAATGAGCAAGGCTGTCCTGGGTCACACGGGCAATGCCGAGGGCACCCCCGGGAAGCTCGGCGCGGAGAAGCAGGCCACCGACCTGAGACAGGATCTTGTGGAATCGGATGCCAGGGCGCTCATGAAGACGATGAAGTTTCACCTCCTCGCCCCCTGGGTGGCGTTCAACTTCGGACCCGACAAGGGAGTCCCGATATTCAAACTTCACTGCGAAGAGGAAGAAGACCTCGAGAGCACCGCAAAGGTCTACGGCATCCTGGTAAAGGATGCGGGCTTCGAGGGTATCCCCGAGAGCCACATCCATGACCGTTTCGGCATACCAAAGCCCCAGGCGGGAGAGAAGACACTCCGGTTCCGCCAGGCAAACGAACCGGACGCCGGCGCTGTCGAAAAAACGGCGCACAAAGCAACCGTCCCTTCGGGCACCCATTCCCTCATCGCTGCCCAGGAATACATCGACAGCCTGGCCGATAATGCGACGGCCTCTGGGGCCATCGACCTGACCACCCTCGAAGAGATTGTCGCCGCAGCTTCATCATACGAAGATCTCCAGGAGAAGCTTGCCGACATCTACCAGGGAATCGACACAACCAGGTTCCGTGAAGTTGTCGAATCGGCGATGATCCTTGCCGACCTGAAAGGAAGGTCCCTCGAATGATCCAGTTCCGAAAGCTGCCTTTCGCCGAGGCGATCAGGTTCTTCCAGGATAAAACGGTCCTCACACCGGCGAGGTACCGGCAGCTCACCGCGGAAGCGCGCGCCAAGGCCTTCGCCGTCTCCGGTGTGGCCCGGATGGATGTGCTTACCGATCTCTATGCAGGGATCGACAAGGCGATCAAATCGGGCACGACATTCGACGAATTCAAAAAGTCGGTGAAAAAGACAATGGCAACCCGCGGCTGGACGGGCATGAATGCTTACCGGCTCGACACGGTGTTCCGGACTAACATCCAGGCTGCCTACCAGGCAGGGCATTACGAAAGGCAAACGGCCGTGGCGGGGAATCTTCCCTTCTGGCAGTATGTCGCCGTCATGGACGGCAGGACCCGTCCGGCCCACGCCGCCATGAACGGCAGGGTCCTGCGAAGTGACGATCCCTTCTGGCAGACGAGCTACCCGCCGAATGGATTCAACTGCCGCTGTACCGTCCGCGCACTTTCGAAGGGAGACCTCTCCCGGGAGAGCCTGAATGTCGAGAAGGACCTCAATGGCATGGCGGACCCTGGATTTGACAGCAATCCCGGAGCATCCCTCGGGAAGACCCTTACCGACCGGGAATTCCTGACCCTGCAATCGGATCCTGACCGCTGGGCCCCGCTGATCGGTAAGACC